CCCCCTCCGCCCGCCCGCCCCTCTCCTCCCCGCTCCAGGCGCCCGCCCCGCCGCCCGCCGCCGCCGCCGCCGCCGCCGCCATGAGCCACGGCCAGCCCTGCCCCACCTGCGACGGCTCCTGCCGCCTCTGCCGCTCGCCCGACCGCGTGCTCCCGGGGCCCGCGCCCCGCGCCGCCGCCGACGACGACGCGCACGCGCGCCGCGGCCCCGGCGCCTTCTGCCCCGGGGACTGGCGCCCCGACGCGCGGCGCCTCGCCGCCGACGTCAACGCGCTCTTCCGCTGCATCGCCACCGGCTCCGCGCTCGTCTCGGCCGACACGCGCGCGCTGCGCCGCGCGCTCCTCGGCTTCTTCCTGCTCGGCTACACGCGCGCCACGCCCACGGACGCGTGCTGGGAGGCGCTGCTGCAGCTCTCGCCCGAGCAGGCCGGCCCGCTGCGCCGGCTCCTGCGCGCGGCCGCCGCCGCCGCGCCCGCCGCGCGCGCGCTCTCGCCGCCGGCGCGCCTGCCGGCGCCGCTCTTCGGGGCCGAGTGCGACGTGAGCGGCAGCGACTCGAGCAGCGAGGACTACGGGGACGACGACTCCGGGGACGACGACTCCGGGGACGACGACCGCGGGGACGGCCGGGGGGGCGCCTCCGCCTCGGCGCTCTCGCCGGCCGCCTCCGCCTCGGCGCTCTCCTCGGCGCTCCTCTCGTCGGCCGCCTCCGCCTCGACGCTCTCCTCGGCGCTCTCCTCCTCGGCCTCCTCCTCCTCCCCCTCGGACGGCGAGGACGACGTCTTCTTCGGCGAGCCCGCGCCCGGGCCCGCGGCGGCGCCGGCGGCCGGGCCCGCCGCCGCCGGCGGCTCGGCGCGGCGCGGCGCGGGCCGGCGCCGGCCCGCGCCCGGCTGGCGCTGGTCCTCCTCCTCCTCCTCCGGCTCCTCGGCCGCCCCCTCGCCGGCGCCGTCGCCCGGCGCCGGCTCGCGGTCGCGCCCCGCGCCGCCCAAGCGCCGCGCGCGCGTCTAGCCGGCGCGCGGGCGGCCGCGGCGGCCCCCGTCCCCCCGTCCCCCCGTCCCCCCGTCCCCTCCCGTCCCCTCCCTCCTCCTCGCCCTCGCCCCCTTCCCGACGAACGAACGAACGAATAAACCGCGCGCGCCGGCGCGCGCTCGACCCGACCCCGGCCTCGGTCTCGTGGTGTTCCGGGGGGAGAGGGGGGAGGGGAGGGGAGGGGGAGGGGCGGAGAAGAGGAGCGGGGAGAGCGGGGACGGAGGGCGGGAGGGGAGGGCGGGGAGAGCGGGGACGGACTCGAGGGAGCGGGGACGGAGGGCGGGAGGGGAGGGCGGGGAGGGCGGGGAGGGCGGGGAGGGCGGGACCCGGGGCCGCTCGCGGCCGGCGAGGAGGACGCGGGGCCGCTCGGGGGCACCCGCGGGGACTCGCGGGAGAGGGGAGCGGGGGGAGCGGGCCGCGGGAGAGGAGGGCGGGGGGACCCGGGGCCGCTCGCGGGGACGGACCGACGGACCGACGGACGGACGGACGGACGGACGGACGCGGAGGTGCGAGGAACCAGAACGCCTTTATTCGGGGGGAGGGGGCGGGGGCGCGGAGGGCTCGGAGATCGGGGATCGGCGGCCGCGGCTCAGGGGCGCGCTCAGCGCGCCAGGCTCAGGGCCGCGACGGCCCCGGCCGCCGCCGCCGCCGCGCAGGCGCCGAGCCCGAGGCAGGTCAGCGCCGCCGCCACCAGGCAGCGCCGCCGCCGATGCCGCCGCCGCTGCTGCCGCCCCATGCGCATCAGGAACTCGCCGGCGGTCTCGCTGTCGCTCTCGCTGTAGTAGCAGTCCGCGTCCGCGTCCGACGGCGGCGCGGGCGCGGGCGCCTCGGCGGGAACGGGCGCGTACCCGCCCTTCGGCCCCCGACGCCCGCCGGGCGTGGGCCGGTCCTCGACGGTGAGCTCGAGGATGGGGATGGACACGACGGCGCCCTCCGGGAGCGGCGGCGGCGGCGGCGGCAGCTCGGCGCCGGGCGCGTCGGCGGCCTCGGGCGCCCCGGCGCCCCGATAGTTCTCGTTGACGACGCTGCGCGGACTCTCCATGGCCTCGAGGCGCCCGCGCGGGGCGCCGCGGCGCCCCGTTTATATACGGCCCCGCGACGCCCCCCCCCGGCAGCGGCGGGCGGCGGGGCGTCGTCTAGCGGAGGATGGACTTGAGCCGCGCCGCCACCGCGGTGTAGTCCGGGGCAGCCCGGGGCTGCGGCGGGGGCGCGGCGTCGTCCTCGACCGGGTCCCGGAACCAGACCTTGAAGCCGGAGCGGCTCGGGCGCGCGCCGGCGCCGCCCGGCGGCCCCGGGGCGCCGGCGAGGTCGTAGGCGCCGGCGGGGTCGCGGGCGCCGTCCGGCGCGCCGCCGCCGCCGCCGCCGTCGTCCTCGCTGTCGTCCTCCGCGAAGGAGTCCTCCGCGAAGGAGTCCTCCTCGTCGGCGAGGAAGTCCTCCTCGCCCGAGGACAGCACCTCGTGCGGGTCGCTGGTCGGCAGGCTGGTGTACACCGTCCCGAAGGGGTTGAGGATGTCGTAGGTGCGCTCGCGGCTCGCGCGGCGCACGCACGCCCAGACGGCGAGGGCCGCGGCGCCCGTCAGCCCCGCGAGCGCGAGCACGCCCCCCAGCACCACGAGCCAGGGCGCCGGCCCGCGCGCCGCGGCCGGCGGGGCGCCCGCGGGCCGCCCGCCGGGCGGCGGGCTCGGCTCGGGGGCGTCGGCGGCCGCGGGCTCGGGGCGCGTGTGGTCCGCGACCGTGTTCGCCAGGCGGTCCGAGGTGGCGACCAGGCTGTAGTCCCACGCCTCCACGTGGCCGTTGTACCGCAGCACGAAGACGTAGAGCCCCGAGGCCTCGGCCGGCGCGCCCGCGAAGACCAGGTCCACGCCGTTGTCGGCGGGGCGCAGGTGCGCGACGGGCGCCTCATAGGAGGCGCCCTCGCACTCGCGCGGCCAGCGGCCGGCGGGGTCCGGGCGGCACCGCTCGTACAGCCGGCTGTACACGCTCTCGGAGCGGTACGGCGACGCGAAGCTGCACCGCGCGTCGGCCGGGTGCAGGCAGGCCGGCGCCTCGGGGTGGAAGATGCACGTCTCGTACACGCGGACGAGCGCGCAGTCGGCGGCCGTGCGGAGGAAGTACCAGTCGATGCTGGCCGAGAAGGGCGTCTCGTCGAAGAACTCGGACTGCAGCCGCACCGACAGCAGGAAGGAGTCGCCCGGCGTGTACACGTGGGAGTGGTACGGCAGCACGCGGAAGCGCGCCCCGTGCCGCCGCGGGCGCGCGGGCGTGGTCGCGGGCCGCGGCGGGCCGGGGGTGGGCGCGCCCGCCTCCCCGCCCGGGGCCGCGGACGGGGCCCCGGCCCCGGCCGCCGCGACCCGCAGCGTCAGCGCCGCCTGCGTCTCCTCGCCGCCGGGGCGCCGGTCGTACAGGAAGTACACGCCCCCGTCCTCCTCGGCCGCGCTCGCGATCTGCACCCCGGTCTCGTTGCGGCCCAGCCGCGCGAGGACGCGCGGGCCGGCGAGGGAGAGCTCCCGGTCGCCCGCCGCGTCGGCCCGCGCGGCGAGCTCCGCGACGGCCAGCGGGGCCACGCGGGCGGTCCGCAGGCAGGCCGCGTCCAGGGCCACGTCGGCGAAGCACTGGTGCCCGTCGAGGCAGACCCGCGCCGGCGCGGGCGGCGGGCACGCGCCGGTGAGGACGCTCCAGCCGCGGACGGCGCGCGCGCCCGGGGCCGGCGCCGGTCCGGGGAGGAAGACGGGCGCGCCGACGCGCGCCGTGAAGACCGCGCCGCCCGGCTCCGGGCTCGGGCCCGGCTCCGGGCTCGGGGCCCGGCTCGGGCCCGGGCTCGCGGGCTCGGCCCCGGCCGGCGCCCAGAGCGGCGCCAGGGGCAGCAGCAGCGACAGCAGCAGCATCGGCGGCGGCCGGCGCGGCGAGGCGGCGCGCATGGCCGAGCTTCTCTCTCTCCCTCCTCCTCTCGCGCGCGCTCCCTCTCTCGAATGCCGCCGCTCGCAGGGCGCGCGGCGAAGCTCGCGCTGGTCCTCCGGCGCGGTGTGGGAGCGCAGCCCGCCCGAGACCCATTTAACCGCCCGGCGGCGGCCGCGCCGCCCGGGCGGCCACGCCCTCTGCCTCGCCGCCCCCGGCCCTCCCTCCCCGGCCCGCCCGCCCGCGGCGCAGGGAACGAGGCACACACACGAGCGGGGTCGGTCGCCGCGCGCGGCGTTTATTCTTCGCAGATGGTGGCGAGGGGGGGCGCCTTCGGCCGGGAGCCCAGCGCCACGACGGTGGCGGCGGCGGCGGGTGCCGCGCCGCGGCAGGGGGGGCGGCCCGCGCAGGCGCCGCTCCCGCAGGCCGCGCACGGCCGCGGCTTGTAGACGCGCCGGGAGCACGGCAGCAGGCGGCGCCGCAGCGCGCAGTTCACCGTCGCGGCGCAGAGCGCGAGCAGCAACAGCACCAGCACGCACAGGGGCACCAGGATCGACACCAGCCGGCGCTGGAAGCGGGCCGGCGTGTCCCCGGTCGGGCGCGCGGCGGCGGCGGCCGCGCCGGCCGCGCTCGGGGTGCGGGGGGCGTCGGGCGTGGGGCGCGCCGGCGCGGGTGCGGTGGAGCCGGCCGCCGAGCCCCGCGCCTCGTCCTCGGCCCCGTCCCCGGCCTCGACCCCGGCCGCGCGCGCGCTCGCGCCGGGCGGGCTCGGCGGCGCGGGGGCGGCATCGCCGTCCCCTCCGGGAAACACCGCCAGCGCGCGGTCGTAGAGGTCCAGCGCGTCCGGGCCCCGCTCGCAGCGGGGCCCGGACGCCTCGGCGTCGGCGTTGGCGTCGGCGGGGGCGGTCGGGGCCGCGGGCCCCCCGGGCTCGGCGAAGCTGTGCACGAACGCGGCCAGGGGGAAGGCGTCCGCGCGGCGCGCGCCGTCCTCGGCGTCGACGCCGACGCGCAGGAAGTAGAGCCCCGAGTCCGCGGGGCGCGGGCGGTCGACGGCGAGGAGCACGTGGCGCTCGACCGCGGCGCCCGCGCGCCGCTCGCCGCGGCCCGGGCGCGCGTCGGCGTGCAGGCAGGAGCGGAAGGCGTCGTTCGCGACGCGCGGGCAGGAGGCGAAGGCGGTCGTCTGCAGCAGGAGGAAGCAGTCGCCCGCAGCGTGGTAGCGCAGCAGCTCGACGGTCCCGTTGTAGCGCCGCCCGGCTGGGAGCTGGTGCTCCAGGAAGACCAGCCGGCCCCGCAGCGCGAGCGTCGCGTCGGCCGGGTGGACGGCGAACGCGGCGGGCCCGTCTGCGCGCAGGGCGACGGCCCCGCCGCGGTACACGAGGCCGCGCGCGAGCGGCGCCCGCGCGGCCAGCGCCGCCACCATCCAGAGCAACAGGCACCGCATCGCGAGCGCGCCGGAGGACGGGGCCGCGGCAATGGCCCGGGCCGGCGGCGCGCGGGCGCTTTATCTCCCGCCCCGCGCGGCCGGCCGCGCGGGGCCCCGGCCCCGGCCCGGGGCGGGCGGCGAGGGCGGCGGGGGCGGGCCCGCGCCGGCGGGGCGCTCACGCGGGCAGCGCGCTGTAGCCGATGTTGCCGAAGGGCGGCAGCTTCTTCGCCTTCTTGGGCAGCGGGCCCGCGCCGCGCCGGCGCGCGCGGGCGAAGTAGGCGCCGGCGGCCGTGGCCGCCGCGCACGCGATCACCGCGGCCGCGATGCCGACGCCGACGCCGACCGGCAGCGCCGCCCCGGCCGGGGCGGCGGGTGCGGCGGGCGCGCCCGGGGGGCGCGTGATGGCGTCGAGGCTCGGCCAGCCCTCGGGGCGGTCGGCGTCCGCGCGGGGCTCGGGC